CTATGGTTCTCCAGTTCCCGAAGCTCCAGAAAAGTTTTATTACAAAACACCTCACGAAATTGATTCTCCAGATCTCCTAGAAACGATCCATAGTTACCTATGTGAATTTATATTACAGGGTAAGTCACTAACGTTGGCCTTTTTGGAAAGTGACGGTGCATCTCAACGCAATGCAAATTTTTTGGTAAAGTTAAAAGCTCAATCTGTTTATTATTATCAAAAAATAAAATTTGTAATAGGAACCACCACAACATGGGTGCTCAAACATGTCTCTGATATTTTGGGATCTGTTGCTTCGGGTATTTGCGTTGGTGTTGCTATTATGGGTATGTTCATCGCTATGGAGGCTATAGTTTTACTGTTTGCGCCAGCCCAACCAACAGCATCATATGATAAACATGTACCAGCGAGAGTCTTGATTGATCAGAAGACAGCCAGTAATTCAACAACATTATACCAAAATCAAATGTATAAGGCCTTGTATAGAGGACAGTTTGTATCTCTAGTAGGTCTCAAAGGAAATGTTTTCATATCAGTCAAACATGCCTTCCAGGAGATGGATGATTCACCAATAACAATCTATGACCCTCTAACCAAGACTCGAAAAGTGTATGCTATAAGTCCAACAGACTATTTCCCTATGAATGGAGACTCATGTTTGATAGTAGTTAATGGTTTTCGATCAGTTCGTGATATAAGTAAACATTTCATAACTGAAAAAGATTTACTAAATAGGTACATGTGTTTGGACAATACAAAAGTTAATGCCATTCTATTAAGACCTCCATCAGAAGATGCATCATTTACGTCCGATATGAGCTTAGATGAGACTGGTTATGTAGAACAAAACGTCGTTAAGGTTGTAGAAAATAACAGCGAGTTTACAGCTCTACATTGTAATAATATCCCAAAGAAAATCTGGTTAGGAGATTCCGGTTCGCTAGTCGTGCATGATAATACTTGTTTGACTGGATCAATAATAGGTATCCTAATGTCGAGAGAAGGAAAATTGCGTTCAGCAATGGGTATTAGAGAAATGAATGTAACTATAGTCACACAGGAAATGATAGTCTCGGCTTTAGGCAAGATCAAAAAAGAATTTCAGATAACAACTGTTCCGTATGAGGGAGAAATTTTAACTGACCACGAATTATGTAATGTTTTCGATAATCAGGTCATTAGAAGGTCTCCTTATCCCAATCAAGCTGTATCAAGAGATCCTGGCTTCTCAAAAACTCCATTATATGGTCTGGTTAACTGTGAAACGGAGCCGGCTATACAAACAATAAAGGATCCAAGAATACCTCCCGGATCTGAACATTTTTTGAAAGTAGCACTCAATACATCTGCAGGGAAAGTCAATTCTGTATTCACAAAGGAAGAGGAAAATTGGTGTGAAGAATTTCTTCTAGCACAATATCGTACATCCGTACCCAATTTAAGTAAGGTGAGATTATACACAAACATTCAGACAATAACTGGCATTAGATCGCCAGGATCAACGTCAATGGATTTAAGTACATCATGTGGTCTCCCCTATAAATTGGAACAAAGAGGGCATGTTGGCAAGGCACCTTTTATAACCTTCAATCCTGTCACCTCAACATATTCTATCCAGGAGAGATTACTATCCGACATAGCTCACATGGAAGAAATGTATGTCAATGGTAGGGTATCATACAACTTAAAATCCCAATTTAGAAAACATGAACTTGTGGGACCAAACAAGATCCTAGTTCCGAAAACAAGACTTGTAGCAATGGGGAATGTGGCCCATCACATAATTTATATGAAAGCAAACAAGGATCTCTTCCTAAAAGTCAAAAATGTCTGGAACAATGGTGGTACAACACCATTTGCCATGGGCATAGATCCAGAACGACACTGGAATGCCGTAGCAAAACATTTAACATATCACGAGTTTATTTTGGACTATGATGTTAAGGCTTGGGAAGAGAAAATAACTCAGAGACTATTATATATGAGTCTTAGGGTCAAATTAAAAATCCTAAAGCAAGCCCATATTGCTCAAGGGATCCCTTTTCCACCTGACCTAGAAGCAATTATGTATGGATTGGTAGTCGACTTTGTTGATTCAGAGGTTATTTTCGAAGATATAGTTTATCATAAGAGGGCCGGACTATTATCAGGACATCCTGGAACATTTATGGAAAATTCTGAAATTCATCTGATGATTATAGGACTTATTATAAGAAGGATTCTGCGAGCCTATGAACCATTGTGGGCAACAACAGCATTCATCCTGAAACATATAAAAATCCTGGTCGCTGCAGATGATGTCCTCCTTGGCATATCTCCGTTGGTCAAAGATATTATAAATCCAGAAAACATAAAAAAGGGATATAAACTTTTAGAGTTCGAAATTACAGCTCCCGACAAGACACCAGAAATTACTTTTGGAACTATACATACTGTACAGTTTTTGAAGACTCACTTTAACTTAGATTCCAGTGGCATATTTCAACCTTTATACAATAGATCTATTATAAACCAATTAATTAATTGGGCTAGAACGGATTCGAAATTGACGTTCACCCAACAGATCATTGTAAATTTTGAAAATGCGCTGAGATTTTGTTACTGGAGAGGTGCCCAAGAGTACGAGGAACTTCGTGAATTGATCAATGCAAACTGCATCAAACACAAGATTCCCTTTCAACACAATCTAAACTACTATGAGTTTGGTCCCTTAATAAAAGCAAGACAAGCTCAGTTAGCTTTAGAAGCTAAAGATACTGATCCTTTAGCTCATCAATGTGACTAGATCAGATTTGCGACAACGTTGTCAGTTAAACGTAGCGCGATACTCTTTTTGGAGAAATCGATAAAACTGTCAAAATTTTAGAGTTTAACACTCCGTGGATACTCACACGAATAACGAGTACAATTTTATGTCTAAATAGACAAGTTTATATCATACTCAATGATATATTTTGATGGAAGTTTTTAATTACCTTCGAAGTAATTTTCTTCCTTGCAATATCAATCTTATTACAATTTCA